CACGAGTGCGGGGGGCTTTTTTGTGCCCCTCGCTGGCGGGCGAACCGCCGCTACTTCTCCTTCATCAGTGCCTTTTGCTTCTCGATCATCAGGTCGATCGTCGCGGCGGACGCCGCGACCTGGACGGCCAAGTCGGTGGCGTCCTTTCCGTGCTTCTTCACGGTCTGGTCGTAGCCGACATCCATCAAAGACATGGCGATCTCAAACTCGAACTCGACGAAGGATCGGACCTCTTCCCGCTTCGCGAGCATTTCTTCGAGCCGCTGTTTCATTCTCACACCGATCGAATAGGGGTTGATGTCTGGCAAGGTGATTAGTATAGTGTTTAGTCAACTGAACATCAAGATACCCATAACGGAGTCGAGTATCATGGACGGCATGGCTGCTGAAACCAAACACGTGAACGAGAAGATTGCGTTCCTCTGCGGGCGGGCGGGTGTGACAGCCAGTCAGCTTTCGCACATCGCAGGGGTGACGCGTGCCGCCGCAGGCCAGTATTTCGAGACGACGCTCCCTGCTGCAACATCGCTCAAGCGGATCGCCGATCACTTCGGCGTGTCGCTGGATTGGCTTATGGCTGAGACGGAGCCGACCGACTCGCCGAAGCCGTCGACGCTCGACGATGAGTCATTGGCCCTCGAAGCGGCGCGACGGTATGCGCAGGCGGAAAGCCGCCTGCTCTGTATCCTCGAAGCTGCTGAGTCGATCGATTGGTCGAACGTCGGCAAGGTGCTGGAGATGGTGGAGGCCATCGACAAAGCTCCGGACGAGGTCCGGAAGAATGTCGCAGTCGCGTCGTCTCTGTTCGTCATCGTCCGCAGCACGCTTGACAGGTTCGACTCCGTTAAGATCGCCCGCGAGACCGGCGTGCTCGAAGCGATCATCGGCGACGGTGACCACGATCGCAGGAAGTATTTTGTCGATCGGATCGACGCGCTGTATCAACTCATGACGCCGACCGACAACGCCCGCACCGTGTTCATGTGCGCGCTGCAAGACAGCATGTGGGTCATGGATGATCCCGACTACGCCTTCGGGCTCGCCGAAGAGGCGCTCGCTGATGCTGGCGTCAAAATCGAGTCCGTTGACGAGCGGTCGGATCGTCTGAAGCGTGAGCGTCACGACCGACAGGCGGCGGCGATCGACGCTGGTTCGCCTCGTGCCCGTAAGCGCAAGGACTGACCTATTCCGCGTAAGCCGCGAGGCCACGGATGGCCGACACCACACCCCAAACAATCCGCACGGTCTACGGCTCCATCGGTCGATCCTTCACGATGGAGAAGGGCCTGTCCACCGCTGAGGTCGTGCGCCGGATTCGTCTGGCGCAGGTCGGCGGCGATCGGCCGCGCCCTGGTCGGACGTACAGTCAGGTCGCGCTGGTGTACGCGTGCGTGAAGGCGAAGGCGGACAACCAGGCGATCATGCCGCTGATGATCTCGACGACCGATGACCAGGTCGTTGAGTCGGGTCCGCTGGCGGAGCTTGCGAGTTGCCCGAACCCGAAGATGACCGGGCGCGAGTTTTGGCGCACGACGTCGGCGTTTCTCGACCTGTTCGGCCGCGTGCATTGGTGGCTGAACCTCGACACGGGCGGGCGTCCCGTCGAGGTCGTGCCGCTGTCCCCGATCCAGATGCGCCCGCGCATCGACGAGCGCACCGGCGAGCTGCTCGGCTGGAAGTTCCACCCCGTGGCGATGCGCGGCGGGCGCTACGTTCCGCTCGGGCTTGACGAAGTCCACACGATCATCGACCCGGACTACGAAGACCCGTACAACAGCCAGTTCGAGGGACTGAGCCCGCGGCGCGCCGCGACGTTGGCGATCGCGCAGCACTGGAAGGCAGACATCGCCAACGAGAACAGTCTCGACAACGGCGTCGAAGTCGGCGGCGTGTTTACGACACCGACGACATTGGGGGACGATCAGAGGCGGTACCTCGAAGAGTCGGTTGTCGAGAAGCATCAGGGCATCGGCAACCGTCGCCGCTTCATGATCCTCAGCGGCGGGATGGACTGGAAGGCGACCGGCTCATCGTTCGCGGAGATGGAGTTCAAAGAGCTCAAGCAGATGACCCGCGTGGACATCTGTGCCACATTCAATGTGCCGCCGCCAGTGGTCGGCGTGTACGAGGATTCCAACTACGCGCACGCCGACGCCGCGGAGAAAGCGTTCTGGATACGCACGCTGCTACCGCGCTCGTCGTGGCTTGCAGAGGAATGGGAGATCGCGGTCGTGCGCCGCTTCGACAGCGACCGCTCGCTGGCGATGGCGGACGCCGAGACGCGGGCGCTCGATGACGGGCAGCGGTGCTGCTACGGGCTCAAGCGGTCACGCAAGGCCGTCAGGCGATCGCGGCGGCGTTTCTTCGCGTGGTTCGACTCTTCGGACGTCCCGGCGGTGCAGGCCGCACGGTGGCAGCAGAGCGAGCAGGCGAAGACATGGATCGACAAGGGCGTGCCGCTGAATGACGTCATCCGCGCGTTCGACCTGCCGTTCCCCGAACGCGAGTGGGGCTCGACCTGGTACAAGCCGATCGGCTTGGTCGACGTCAACGAAGAGTTCCTGCCGGGCGGCAACGATCCGGACGGCGCCGAGGTTCCCGACGAGCTGTCGGCGACGGGGCGGAGAGGCGAGGCGGAAGTGCGCGCGATCCCGGAGAAGACGCGCGCGCGGCTGTGGCAACTTTGGCGCTCGAGCTGGGCGGGGCTGGAGCGCGCTGTGTTCGGCAAGGTCCGACGTCACGTCGCCGAACTGCGTGAGCAGACGCTCGCGCGGCTGTTCGAGGTTCTGCCTCAGTCCGAGGGGCGCAATTTCACAGCAGACGAGCAGCGTGACGCGATCGGACACATCCTCTTCGTCCTTGCCGAAGCGGACAAAAAGATCATCGCCAAGCTCGGACCTCTGATGCGCGACTCCTATCGTCTCGGCGGTGAACAGGTCATGAAGGAAGCGGCTGATGCGAAAGGCGGGGACGCGGCCGAGTTCAACATGTCCGACCCGGAAGTCGCGCGAGCGCTGCGCCGCCGTGACGTGAAGATCACCGGGATGAACCGAACGTTGCAGCGTCGCCTGCGCGAGACGCTCGCTGAAGGAATGGAAGCAAGCGAGACGTCACAGCAGCTCGCCGAGCGGCTGAAATCTGAGTTCAAGCTCGCGTCGCGCCGTGCCCGCATGATCGCGTTCACTGAGACAAGTGCCGCTGTCGAGGAATCTCGCAACATCGGTCGACGACAAGCGGGAGTGCCGCTCAAGAGCTGGCTGTGGTCTCGCAAGGAATCCGGTCGCCCGTCACACCGCGCCACGGAGATCGAGACGCTGTCTGACCCGATCCCCCAGGACGACGTGTTTGTGATCGCCGGGACAGGCGTCACCGCGCCGCATCCCCGCGCCACCGGCCGCGCCGATCACGACATCAACTGCGGGTGCACCGCGATCAGCCGCTTCCCCAACGACTCGCTCAAGTCCGCGATCGACCGGCTGACGTCGCGCGGCTTCCTTACCTACGAGCAGATGATTGGGGGTGAACGGTGATCGACACTGAACATATTACCGACATGATGCTTGAGTTGTTCGAGGAAGAGGTGGCGCATCGAGTCATTGCCGAGGCGGGACAACTGGCCCGCGCCTACAACATCGGCAACATCGGTTACCGGGCGTTGTTGGCCGAAGCGATGTACCGCGCGCACTTCGCATGGTGCGAGTTGTCGGTCATGCTCGCGATGAACCGCAAGGTGCTGGCGCTCGCTCAGGCGATGCAGATCGCGCGCCAGCCATCGGACACCTTCGACGACGTCGGCGGACGGATCGGCCGACAGCTACGCGGGGAAGACTGACACGCAGCGGGCATGGAGGCCCTGATGATCAAGTACATCGACGAAGCCAACAAGGTACTCAACCCATTCGAGCGCAGCATCGAGCCGACGCGCGGCGATCGCGGGTGGGGCTCGTTCGGCGAGGTCCGCAAGATCGACGCCGGGCGTCGGCGCGTGTACGCGGTGCTGTCATCGAACGCGATCGACCGATACGGCGAGATCGTCGATCCGCGCGGCTTCGAGCCCTGGATGGATCGATTCCGCTCGAACCCGGTGTTTCTCAAGGACCATGATCACAAGACGCAGATCGGTCATTGGGAAGGCATGAAGCTGACCGACACGACGCTCGAAGGATGGGCGGTGTTCGCCAATACGCCGACAGCCGAAGAGCAGTGGATTCTCTACCGCGATGGTCACCGAAAGGCATTCAGTGTCGGCTTCCTTACTCACAAGTGGGAGATGCGCGAAGTGGAGATGCCGGACGGCAGCACGAAGCGCGTGCGCGTGTTCGTCGGTCAGGAGCCAGTCGAGGGCTCCGGCGTCGCCGTGCCTGCGAATCACGAGGCGCTCGCCCGTGTCGCTGGTCTGGTTGCTTCAAGCTTAAACCCCAAATCGAATACCGATCTACCCGACGGCGACTTGAAACAATTCATTGAAGCGACGGTTGATCGAGCCGTTGCAAAGTCACTCGATGCTAGCCCCATCAGTCACCTGAGCCACTTCGTCCAGGACGTTGTCGAAGCGACGCTTGACCGTGTGGGCTATCTGAGCTTCGAGGATTACGACGTCCGCCGCACCGGTGAGCCCGACCGGCGTGCGCTGTATGAGGGCGAAGAGGAACTGAAACAATCGCTGCGCGACGTGTTGGATCGCGACGCGTAGCACGGAGACTCAGACATGCATCCCGAACTGAAAGAGATGATGAGCGAGGTGCGGCAGCAGCTCGCCGAAGGCAACAAGGTCAAGGAAGCGGTGCAGCAGCTCGAAGAGCAGATGCGAGTCGTGCCGCAGACAATCGAGAACAAGCTCAAGGCCGTACGCGCGATCACCTATGACCAGGTCGGCCGGTATCGCGGCGTGTTCGGCAACGAAGACGAGGCGCGCAGCTTCGGCCTCTACGTGCTCGGCACGGTCGGCGGAGACACTAAGGCGCTCGGCGCCCTGCGCAGCGAGTTCAAGGACCTCGCGGAGCGTGCGCTTGGCAGTGACACCGAAGCGGGCGGCGGCGGGCTCGTGCCGGTCGAGTACAGCGCACGCATCCAGCGACTCGTCGAGGAATACGGCGTGTTCACCGCGAACGCGTTCCCCATGCCGATGACGACCGACAAGCTGACTTTCCAGCGTCGAGTGTCCGGCCTGACGGTTTTCAAGACGGGTCAGAACACGGCCGCGACGGAGAGCGAGCAGGAGTTCGCGACGATCAACCTCAACGCCGACGAGTGGAACACGCTGACGCTCTATCCGAAGGCGCTCGGCGAAGACGCCGCTGTGGAAGTCGGTGAGATGATCGCGCTGGACATCGCCCAGGCGTTCGCCGAGGCGATCGACGACGCGGCGTTCATCGGCGATGGCACGTCGACGTACCTCGACGTGCTGGGCATAACGACCCGGCTCGTGAACATCAACGGCGTCGACGACGGAGGCGGGATCGTTCTCGGTACGGGCAATGCCTGGTCGGAGTTGATCCTCGATGACTTCCTCAAGGTCAAGGGACGCGCCCCGCGCTACGCGCAGCGCAACGGCAAGTGGTACGTGAACAACACGTTCTACTGGACCGTCATGGTCAAGATCATCCTGTCGCAGGGTGGGTCGACGTCGGCTGAAATCGAAGGGCGCCGTCAGCTTCAGTTTCTGGGCGACCCGGTCGAGATCACGAAGTCCATGCCGTCGACCGAAGGCAACAGCCAGGTG